GTGGTTTTAAATAAAAAGTCGCCTTAAAGGCATGTAAACTTTTAGATTTAAAATCTAGTTTTTATACACCCCGATTTTAAACCGTTGTGCATGCCCCAAGACTGGGTGATATATCCTTTAAACCAATTATATCATTATGGTCATATATGTTCTAACTACATATCGAGTATGGAAAAAATTTTAAATCATTTTCCACTATGATTTTAAGACGTTTACGAACGTGCATAGTAAAGGAAAGGAGGACGTATAACAGGAGGATCTGTTGTTTTATCTACCCCTGCAGCACCCTTGTAAATAGTGTTATTTCCACTTTCAGACTTCACTGGTTCTATAATTGGAGCAATACAATGAAAACCCAAACGAGATTCGTCAGTCATTCCCAAAAATATGCTTGCATCAATTTGTTGATCGCTAAAAACTACCAAAGTTCCGAAAGAAGAAATAGACAAATCAGCAGGATCGTTAAAATTTGTAAATTTATTCGGTCCTCCAATAAATTTGTAAAAACTGGTATTTGGTATAACAAATTCATAAAGAGTGGCCGAATAAGAAGCTTCATTGGACATTTCAATAAAAGGAAAACTATAACCTGCCCTGTTGTTCAGTATATAAGGAGAAAATTCTGGACTTGTACCTATTTCAGATTCTCTAAAAACTTTGTTAACTGTATCTACGTTACACTGTGGAGGAACGTAAAAAATCGTAAGCCCGCCTGAAACCGCGCCAAAAGTTCTAATTTTGACCTTCAGCCCAGCAGATTTACCATAATACATTCCAGAAACAATTTGCATTGGAGTAATGGGTGTTGGAACAATCTTCTCTCCAATAAATTCTTTCAAATCTAAAACAGTAGCTCCAGATGAAAATGTAGTGGTGGTTGATTGATACATTCTACGTATAATCGGCCTAATATCAACTGGCGAAAACAATCTCTCTTGGTGATCTTGATTCATATTAATATCTGTACTAACTTCAGTCAGCACAGAATCATCTTGAGGCGAATTCATTACATCTAAACCTTGAGTAACAAAGTCTTCTAAATCCACGTCGTCTGATGATTTAAAGTTGTTAACTGTTCTTGAAAAAGGTCCTGTTCTAAAAGATCGTTGACGTGCAACTTCTGTGGAATATCCATGAAATGTCAAATCATCTCCTCCAGAAATATAAACGTTAAAATTAATATCAAGAGGAGAACCGTCTGAATTAGCCATACTTTGAGCTACATAAATATAATACAAACCATGGAAAATCGCATCTAAAGCTAAATCTGGAGAACATGGAGTTAAATCATTTCTACACAAATAAGGCAATGTTATTGTTTGAACCTGTCCTCCAGCTGTAAACTCCATCAAGTGAGAAGGAGCGCTCAAAAGAGATTCATAAACAGGATATCCGTCAACCACTTGTGCTGGAGGATTGTATAATTGCAATAATCTCAATTTAACTTGCTGTTTATTGTTCATTACAGACTGTATGTGAATTTTAATAGAGCCTCTCCATGCTCTAGACAAATAATGCATCAAGTCTATATTATTAGCTATCAACCAATCTTGGTTAGAAGCAACCCGGCGATAACCGCCCTGTCTGGGTGAAATGGCATTTACCCACAATAACTTTCCAGGCAAATCACCTGCGTTGACTCTAAACGTACCAACATATTGAGGCTTACTCAAAATATGTTTAATTGACATCTCATCTACTGTAGTATTGTATATAGGACGATCTACTATTCTATCAATTTCCGGGTAAGGATCTAATTTCTCAAAAAACTGCTCTCCCGTTGTGTTGTTTCCAAAATTTCTAAAAGTAGTAATAATCCTATTGTGAACTAAAGGAATGTTGGGATTGTGAAGACCAGTATAATATTTAATTCCTGCTCTAAGTTCATCTATAGCATCTCCTATCATTCGTTTAGTATATGATGTAGTAGCATCTATTGCTGAAGACGCGATAGATTGTAACCCTTGCGTGTAGTAATTATAGTCTCGAGGACATAAAAGTTCAGTTGTCTCCCTATAAACATCTTCCGAGATTTCATGAAATCCCTGAGTTTGATAAGTAAGATATCGAGGAGAAGGAACATAAATGTCCAAAGCATTAAAAGTAGCTTCCACTGTGATGTTTAAAGACGTGGAAGCACCAGAAGAAGGACTTAAAGGACTCAAAACCATTATCACTAAAGAAGCATAATTGCCAGGTATATTGGTCTCCGCAAATGCTGTAGATGAAGCTGGAGAAATAGGTCTCATATCTAAACTTGCAACATCTGTATTACAAAACCAAGGAACATGCAACAATGATGATGTGGCTTCATTGGCATGTAAAAAACAATGAGGACCTGACATTAAAGTATTGACTAAAAATTCTGGATCAGGAGTAGAAAATGCAAACTCATCTAAAGGAGGTAAAATAGCTGCCAATAATGTGCCTGCATGGGTAATAGTTCCTGCTACTGAAATACTTAAACTTAAATCGCTTCTAAAATAAGCTCCTAACTTAAGAGCATTTTCTAAAGATAAATTAGATGTAAAAACATCTCTAGGAAGTCTACGAGTAGTAGCATCTAATATTGAAAATCTACCTTGATTACCCCACAAAATATTTTCTACAAAAAACGGTCGATTAACGAAAGGTTTGGTATCTATTCTAAATTCTTCAGGTAAATCAATCTTAGGATATACGTTATGATGTTCCGCTGGGAAACATATATCTCTTGTGTTTATACTAGCTACAGATGTACTAAATGTTTGATCTGAAGTGCTAACATCATATTCCATAGATTGATTAAATTTTGTATCTACATTCTTCATAGTGTTACTATTATTATTGTTATTTTTATTATTATTATTATTATTATTATGTTCAGAAATAGTATTAAATTTCAGAAAGACTACTATTAAAATCTTTCATAACCTAATTAAAATTCTAGTTTAACAAGTGGCGAAGTTCTTAGGTGTAACTTCTTATAACCCTAGTAGTTAAACTTCAATTTTATAAAAAATTGGAAATGTTTTTTCCCAAGCCTTTCATGACTTGAGAATAAGTATCATGTTCTTTCATACTTTTCATAATATGTTCATTATCAAATCTTTTAAAATAAAAAGATGCATTATCTGCACTTTCTAAAACTTTATTCTTCAACAAAGTTTCATCTTCATGAAGAAAAATCTCAAACTGAAATGCTGTTAATTTTCCACTCATAATATCATCATAATCTCTTGATGAATCCTTATAACGTAGAGAATTGACTAAAGTAGTTAATGATAATGGTCCAACTACTGTCCCTAATTCTTTATGAAATCTGAAACCTCGTTTAAGAAAAACACATTCAGCTAAGGGTTTTGATATTTCTGTTATCTCTCCTTTGTCTCCATCGGTGTACTTCATTCCTATGCTTGTAGCAAAATTTCGCATTGTTATAGCATTAAAATACTTAAACAAACTCTCAGGAGCACCACAAAATTTATCGTCTCCTAACACAAAATCCATCAATTTATTAAAATCATCTGTCGTAGGTTCTACATTATCTTTTTTCATTTCTATATATAATACTATTGCTGTTAAAAATCTATTAATTAAAGAATTAAAAAAGGCTGTAACCCAGCATCCCGAAGGCATAGAATGAGTGGACAACTTTACTTTCTCCTTAATCAAAACAAAAGTTCTGACCATAGAGTCTAATAAAACTTCTAAAACTTTCTTATGCTTGCCTACGTAAAACTCCATTACCACCTCAGAAACTGCGTCCTGAACCTGTGCTGGTGCACTTCCATCCCAATTTCCAAAATCGCCATCAAAATTAATGTGACACTTCTTAGCTCTCTTATACAATCTGTCCCAATCCTTGTAAGGATTCATTCCAATCGCCATCTGATTATCCCACATGTTCTTCTTGCAATGGGAAAAAAGTTTCCCTAAACACTTCTTTACTAAAAATGTGTGATGTAACGGAGCTACTCTAAAAGTGCGAGGCTTGTCTACTTTCTCACTCATTCTCAATTCATCTTTAAATGCCTCATAAAACAAAACATCTTCTATCTTGACTTCATCTGAATTACAATCTCTTATAAAACTATCTATTCTATTAGAAAAATCTGGAGTGATTTCTCCTTTCACAAAATCTATATATTTGTCCTTACATTTATCATAACCATATCCATTCACTGACAACTTATTAAGGCCAGATAATTTGTCTTCTTTTAAGCCTTTAATAACTTCTTCGTCCGTTAAATCGTCAAAACTTGTAAAAAATTGTCTAATACATTTCTTCCCAAACTCTATAGCATCATTAGATATATAAGGTATGGGTTTAAATGATTTCTTCGCCAATTCTGTTAATGTTTTAGAGCCAAAGCTCTTAAAATTGGGAGGCAATTTTTCTCCAAGCTCCTCAGCTTCATCAATCAATACATCATGTAATTCACTTTTATTCAGTGAACTTCGTTGTAGCGGTCTCTTTGATGGAAAAATATCATTAAATAATTTCAATCCTGAAAAATCTTTATCTTCGTGATCTCTAATAGATAAATGAGAACTATTCTTAAAAGTCAAAAGTTGTTTTAACTCTTTCAAAACTCTTTTAGGAAATACAAAAGCAAAACCGTTATTATTATTATTGCCTGCGACATGTACTCCACACAATCCGTGATCAGAATCTACTAATAAACTACCACATAAACCTGAAGCTGAAACTGAATAAAATATTCCTGTACCTGGTTGAACTGTATAAGATTTGTTTAATACAGGATTTTGTACTTGAAAAGAATCCATATTAACAGTAAAATTGTTGTCTAAACTTAAAGCTGCTTGAGAATTTATAAAATATAAATGTCTAGCATTATAAGAATTATAATCTTCTAAGTCACTGGTAAATAAACTATGAGTCGCATCCTTGTATATTGGAACTGCCAATGATATTTCTATAATAGCCATATCATATTCTGGCCACTCTTTAACGATTTTAAAAGGAATGTTGTTACACTCATACGAATTGTTACTAAAACAATTCCAATCTCTAAAAATATTAGCAACACCTTCCATTGTCGAGTAAGAATGAACTTGAACAACGGCTCTACGTCCTGAAATAATGCATTGGGATATATTTTTAAAACCATCTTTACTAATCAATTCTATAATGCGCATCTTTGATCTTAAAGAAGATATGCGCGTACTTAAACCTGTCTCATCTTTCACTATATCTGTCAAAGTGTCATTTCCACTATCTATTATAACAGAAGGTATAGTACGCTGTATATATTCTCTATGCGCTTCATGCCATACTTTAACACTTTCTGCACGATAGCTATTTTCTGTCAAATCATTAGGAGAAATATCTCCTACAATATGTTGGTATAATTTTTGAGCTGCTACAGCTGATAAAGCGCAGAAGGCTCCATTAAAGCAACCCATCAAAAAACCCATCCCTGCTGGATAAGCCATTTTTTGCAATGCTCCATCACTTCTTAAAAAATCATAAATATTTATTGTTTTTTCATATAAATTACTAGTTAAATTAGACAAATATTCCTTAAAAACTGCTATGTTATCTTTATTCAAAAAAGAAATAAATTGGAAATATGACTGTGTATCAAAATACTCATCTTCATTACTATCTATCCTAAAATTGTCAACTAACTGGTCAATTTCGTCTTCATCTTCTCGAGACAACTCATTTCGTTGGTACAAATTCTGTTGTTTTTCTAAAAATGAAGAAATCAATGTATAAATCCATGCTACTGTACTATTGTTACTAGTTATATCTATAAAAGGTTGCAAAATGCAATCAGATTGTGGTCCAATAAACTTCTTCGTCCATGAATTGTCATCATGATTAAATTTTTTGTATTGAAGTCTACCACTCATTTTTCCTTTTGAAAATGTAGTCTCATTAAAACTTAAAACGTGACACCTTCTAAACAAAGCAGAAGGTTCTGATATACAATCCGTTTTAGTAAATGAATGTAAATCTGAAAAATGGTTTGTTGTTATCAACAACAGTTTACTGTTAAAAAATTTTGTGTTTTTATTTTTGGCTTCCGCACAATCTAACGGGAATTTCACAGGTGAAACAAAATTAATAATTTGTCTCCACTGAGATACTCCTTGTTGTCCTACATCGTCCATAACAAAAACGTCTTGATCTAAATAATCATCATAAAAATCTTTACCTGCATCAATAGATGGGCAAGAATGATTGTAAATGGAAAAATTTTTCTTTACTAAGTAATGTACTACTTTATTCATCATAGTCGACTTTCCAGACCCTGCTTTTCCTTCGAAAACTATACACACTGGCTCATTTCTAGCTGAAACATCGAAATTTTTTGCTAACTTAACCATTACTTGTAAAGTAGAATATTGTTGAGCATATATTTTATAAACTGGATTAACTAATAAATTCTGTATATAATTGTTACCTATCATTTCTTTATGTAAATCTAAACACTCGCCTCTAATTACAGGATCAAATATCAACTGGTTGTTTTTCTGAAAATCAATTGTTAATTTAGTCATCTTTGCTGTTAACTTTAAACCTCTAACAAAATTCAAAGGCTGTGACAAAATATCAATTATAGAAGACACAAATTCCAATTTTAACGTATCCTTAATCCATACTAAAATATCGTGACAAACTTCTAAAAATTTTTGTATCAAATCCATAATTATGTTTGGTGAATCTAAAACTTTTTTGTTGGTCATTAAAGAAATTTGTTTCAATCCACGCATTACAAAATCTGGCAATCCAAAACACGTTAACATTAACATAATAGAATCTACACTACTTAATTCATCTAAAGACTGTGAAAACATTAAACTATTATTATTATTCTTAAAATCTGAAAATCTCATCATAGATGTATAAAATCTAGCTATAAATTTTAACATAGATATTGGTCTCCAAAAGAAAGGATCGCTTAATTCTAAAGTTAAAGTCAAAACATCTATTATCCAGGCGGCTATTTGAGGATTATTTAAATTGTTAATTATTTTAATTAAAACTTGACTAGTGTTTTTAATATGAGAAAACATATTACCTATAGTATCTATCAATCCTTGAGTAAACATTTTGGGTTTTGCAATAAAAATTTTAAAATCTTTCTTCTGAACTACTTGCATACTAAAATTACTATATTTATTCAATATCCATTTAGAAATAGTTTTAGGTGAAAGGAAAAACAAAATTTTTCTATTATAATCTAAAAAATATTCACCTTCTTTTTCTCCTATTAAATTTTTAATAATAACATGGTCTAAATCTACGCTTTTTAAATAAGCTACAACTTTTCGTTCTACACTATAATATCTACTGGAATAATTATTATTACTATTATTTACAATTTTTGGTTGGGTTAATTTTCCCAACCCTAATGAAACTAGATCTTGTTCAATTTCATTGTCAGGTTTGAAAGCGTTGACTAAGCTTTGGAAAGAATCAGATTCCAACTGTTTTTCTTTATTTTTATTTTTATTTTTGTTTTTTATTTTATTTATTGTGCAAATTTTATGAGAACCAATGCCAAACCTTTGCGAGTTTGTATCGGGTATGTTTTTTAAAGTTAAGGGGAATTCATTACATGGTTGCATTACGCGTTTTTATATAATAGTTATTCAACTCATTGTTAGGCACAACCCTAAAATATACAAAATGAATATAGGTACTTCCTTCTTTCACTAGGGAGATTCTTGTTGAAAATATTTCTCTCAAAATATTCGGATGTAACTAACCTTACAACTGGCTGGTGAGATTCTGTTTGAAAGTGTCTCTCTCTAACACTCGGATGTAAATAACCTTACAACTGGTTGTGCAAATTAAAGCTTGCTAACTTGGATGACAACTGTTATTAATTATTAAGTCATCTAACTTAATAATTAACAAGAATACAATGTCATATATCTCTCGTCAATTATTAAAAAGATTTTTAATAATCAATAAAAGGTATATAAATATATTAATTAAAATTTAATGGTTCTCCATCAACGAGAAATTTGAACTACAAAAATATAATCTAAAACAATATGCTTAAATAATTTTTAAGCATGGTGCTGTTCGATTATATTATGA